TATTTCTAACTACAAATCCCGGTGGACAAGGTCACCAATGGGTTAAGGACAGGTTTGTTGTTAATCCTAATGAAGTTATTAAAGGTAAGGGCGGTAGAAATCAGGTGTTTATCCCTGCTAAAATATATGACAATCCAACGCTTATAGAGGCTGACCCCGATTATGTAAAGCAGTTAGAAAGTTTGCCTGATGAATTAAGACGTATGTGGTTAGACGGTGATTGGGATGTATTCCAAGGTCAGTTCTTCAGTACGTTTAAACGCTCCCTTCATGTAATAGAACCCCAAGAGATTCCACAGGGTTGGTATAAATATAGATGTATAGATTATGGGTATAAAGCACCTATGTGTTGTCTGTGGTTTGCTGTTGATTATGACCAAAATGTCTTTGTGTACCGTGAGCATTATCAGGCAGGGAAAGAGTTGGCATATCATATAAAAGAGATTAAAGAATTATCAGGTGATGAAGAATATATGGCTACTATTATTGACCCTTCCACATCCATTAGAAATCCACAGAATACAAACAGGAGCGATACGGTCGCCCCTTCTAATATGTCCATAGCAGATATCATGTTATTTGGCGGTGTTGCTACCATACGGGCTAATAATGACAGGATGAGTGGGTGGAACTTGATACGGGAATACCTTAAAGAAAAAGATAAGGATGAGAAGGGGGCAGATATTAAAATCTTTAATAACTGTGAAAACTTAATTAAGGAATTCACGACCGCTATTTATAGTAAGTCTAAAGTAGAGGACTTGGATACTCATGGCGCAGACCACGCATTAGATAGTTTAAGGTACGGTTTGATGCATATCGGGAAACCGCATTATGTCGTGGAAAAGTCATGGATGGAGAAGGAGATTGATAAGATGTTGAACGGCAATGATACATATACCGCTGTAGGTCAGAGTTGAAATATTCTGTTAGACAACGTTTAAACACTAATGGCAAGTGGATTACTGATATCACTTTGTCTGATGCTGATGCCGAAGAACGGGATGACCTCATTATTCAAATGAGTGAAAAGAGTGAATATACTTCAAGAGAGTTTGAGAATTCTTGGAATAGGTGTTTTCAGATAGGAGTCTGCTTTGAAGTAGACTCAGAGAGCGCAATGGAATTTATTGTTAGTTCAAATTCAGCGAGGGCTTAATGGCTACAAAATATATGGGGCAATCCCCAAAGGGCGAGTATCTACCATCTAAACAAGATGAACAGGTTATTGCTAAGGTAATGGGGATGTTCCAATTGTCTCACGATTCGAGAGAGGCTGTGGTACAGGAATGGCGTGAGGCAGAGGCTTTATACCACGGTCATCATTGGGAGAACGTGAATATGCCCGAATTCCGCAATAAGCTGACTATAGATTTAATCGGGTCTTCAATTGATACAATGATTCCGATTTTGAATTCCCAACCACCTAAACTTGATGTAATGGCGGTAGGTAATGACCCGGTAGATTACGCAATGTCAGAAACCCTACAGGCTGTAATGGATGAGTTTTGGCAATTACGGGATATGCAGAATCTGATATCAGAACTGCTGTTAGACTACTTAGTCTACGGGACAGGTTTATTAAAGGTTACATATAACCAATACGATGACCTTCCTGATTGTGACGTTGTTGACCCGTTTACTTTCTTTGTTAACCCAAGTGCGACCAAATTAGAAAACGCTGAGTGGGTTATTTACGCATCTCCTATGCCTTTGTATGAAGTTCGTAGGATGTACCCTGATGAAGGTCAATTTGTCAGGAGCGATAATGATTTAGCTGAATACCGTGCCCACAAAACACAGGGACAAACGAGTAGTGACCACCCTATTGCTATTGAGAATTCAGCAGGTCAAACAAATCTTTATAAAGCAAAATCTCAGGCTTATGCAGACCAAGAAGAGTCGGTTCTATTTATTGAGTGCTATATCAGGGACAATTCCAAGAATCATATGGCGAGTGCCGAAGATGGAGCCCCCGAAGATGAAGATAATAAAAAAGATATTGAAGGAGTTAGGAAGGTTTGTATAGCAGGAAATGTGTTATTGTTTGATGGCGAGTCAAAGTACCCGTTTTTCACGCAAAGTAATCATATTTCACACCCATTCCCTTTTATACACATGAAAAACATGGGTTCCGCTCATCAGTTTTGGGGTAGACCTGAACCGAAACGGTTAAAGCATTTAAACCTTGCTATGGATAGGATAGCATCACAGGTAATGGACAACGTACACCTTATGGCTAATCCTATGTGGGTCGTTGACCAAACAGCAGATGTTCAAGACCAAATACATAATAAACCGGGGCAAATCATTCGTAAGCGTGGAGCAGGACAGGTCACTATGCAATCCCCTGCAAGTATGCCGAGTTATGTTTTTAACCTATACAATCTATTATTAGATATGTTTGAAACCGTGTCAGGGGTTAATAAGGCTACGCAAGGTAAGGCAGATACGAATGTAACGAGTGGTATACAGGCACAGATTTATCAAAAGGCAAGTAGTTCTAAGATTGACTATAAGGCTCGGAGCGTAGAAATGGCTCTACAGAACTTAGGACAGTTATGGCTGACTATGTTTAAACAGCTTGGAACAAAGTGGATTAATATTCCATTTCAGCATAGTACAGGTAAGATGGAATATCGTGAAGTGATGGGCTTACTGTTTAAAAATAAGGACATTATGGTTCGCACTCGATTAGGTTCAACTTTGCCTGAGAATAGGCAGTTCCAAGAAAACAAGATTATGCAGTTAGCACAGATGGGGATAATTACTGACCCTGAATATATTATTCAAAATTTAAATATGCCACAAAAGGAATCCTTAATTAAGCGCATGGCAGAACAGAAAGCTGAACAAGAGGCGCAAATGGAGAAGATGGCTCAGGAAATGAGTCAACAGGCTCCTGATATAACGGCAAAGTTTGGTCGTAATAAGGATGAAATGATGGCTAATTTAAAAAAGAACCCTGAACTTATTGCAGAGGCACAGGATTTACTAAAAAACTAAAATGACTAAACAGGAAATTAAACGAAATTAGGAGTATATATGTCAAGTGAAAAATTAATAATTGACCCGTCTGACAACGAGTACGGTATATCATTAACGAGCGACCAAGCAGGTCATCTGTTTGATTCATCCGATGAAGATGATACTTCATCAATGTCTTCAAGCACTACGACCGAAGAGTCTGCTCCCGTACAAGTTGATAGCCAAGACACAGCTACTGCTGAAATAGAATCTCAGGAACAAGCAGAACCCGAGCAAACTACTCAGCCGGAACAAGAGTCACCAACCACAGAAGTTCAAACAGAATCGGAAGAAGACGAATATGTTTTCGAGTTAGATGGGCAAGAATACGATGCTGATGAATTAGCCCAAGCGGTTGAGTCGTTAAATAACAGAAATGATTGGCAAAGGTCGAATACCCAAAAGTCTCAGGACGTTGCTCAGGAACGTAAGAGTTTTGACAAGATTGTTGAATCTCTAAATTCCGTGATTGATGGAGACATGAAGGAGTATCTCGGTGAAGACCATGAACTGTTTAAACAACTCAGCAACTACGGTGAACTGTCACAAACCGAAGATGTTATTGCGGAAGAAGTGACACCCGACTCAGAATCTACCGACCGGGTGGAACAATTGGAAACAAGACTCTTGCAGATGGAGGCACGAAATCAAGTTGAAAGTGATGTACAGGAATTAGTTGTAAAGCATCCCGAACTTGGTAATAATGACTCTGCTTTAAATAGCGTTCTGCATACTGCATTGGACAAGGGATTGGACTTGGAAGATGCATATGTCTTTGCTTCAGCTACCGCTAACGATGAATCGGTTTTATCTCAGGCAGTAAAACAAGTCGAAGAGGCGAATCGTTTGAAGAAACAACCCGAAGTAACCAAGACGACTAAGGGTTCTCGTGACACACCCATCCCTATTGCGGATGATTTTGATGCGATTTCTAAGATTGCTCTCGATGGACACTATTCATTATTTAAAAACGAATAAGGAGTTTTTAGATGGCACAAGCAACAGGTAGTTCAGTCGATTATGTCGGTCTGACAGCCTTAACAAAGGAACAGTATGTTCCAAAATTGGTTGACAATATCAAGAAGAAGAGTGTAATGTTATCTCGTTTTCTTGCTAAGTCAACTGCCAATGCATCAGGTAACAAGATTCATCAACCAATTGAATATGCTGACAGTTCAGCAGTTGGTTTCTATCGAAAGTATGATACCCTGACCATTGAACCTAACGAGAACTATATTGATGCTCAGTATTCATGGGCTCAGGCTCACGCATCAATAACAATTTCCGGGTATGAAGAGCGTGTAAACGCATCACCTGAGAAATTGGTTGACTTGTTGGGCGCAAAGATGAAAACCGCAGAAAAGTCATTAGCGAAGAAATTCTCTAATGTACTGTTTGGAAGTGCAAACACAGATGATGAACAGGACTTTGTTTCTCTTCGTGACGTTGCATCCCAATCTGACCCTGCCGGACATGCCGGTGGACTCGGTGGTTTAGCAGTTGGAACTCACTCATGGTGGAAAGGTGCTTTTGAAAAAGACCTTTCAGCCGACACTCGGATTGATTCCGGTACGACTGCGGACTTCGATAACTTTGCAATTAACTTTGACACCATAGCCCGTGAAGGTTGGGAAGCGATGTCAAGGGATTCGGGTGACCGCCCTTCAATTATTGTTGGGAATCAGGTTATCTTTGATGCATATGAACAGCATTTGTCTGATAAGAAAAGGACAGGAATGTCCTCGGGCGAACTTGCAGATGCCGGTTTCACTAACATGATGTATCGTGGTGTTCCTTTAGTGGTAGACCCTTCATGTCCTGATGGTGATATGTATTTCATCAACGAGGAGTATTTGAAGATGAAACATAATCGTAAGGCTAATTTTTCCTTCACAGGATTCACAGCCCCGGTTGACCAAGATGTTCGTACCGGTCACATCCTTTGGATGGGACAGATGGTATGTAGTAATCGTGCGAAAGCAGTAGGTCAATTTTATGGTCTTCCTACAGATTACACTACCGTTACATAATCGGTTAGTTAATCAAATAACCAATTAACATACATGGGGGCGTTTAAACACGCCCCCATTACTGCAAAAATATGAACTTAATAGAGATTAGAAATCAGGTACAAATGAGGTTGGAGGACAAGGATGCATCTGTATATTCTGTTGCCGATGTAGCTAAGGCAATTAATACAGCAGTTCAGAAAATACCTGCTTTCTTGGATAAGCAGTATTTATCTCGCTTGTTACATGAACAGACCGTTAATGTTACAACGTATGATACAGTTGCTAATAGCCACTTAAACGAAGAAGATAAATATTTAACGGATAGTACGACTTCTATGTCTCCGGGTACAAGTGTATCGAGCATTTCTCCTGCGTATAATTGGAATGGATATATTGACTTAAATCAATTAACGAGTGACCCAATTACCGGGCAAACAGGTCACGAACTAATGTATGACCAAATTGAATCGGCATATTTAGTCCCCAATAGTATAGCCGATTATGGCGCAAGTATCCCCGAGTCTATTGTTTGGATTCATATCACAGACCAATTAGGCAGATATGAATTAGAGAATTCTTATATGTATACACCGGCAGGTGATTCCCCGGTATTTATTCGCACAGGGGTTACAAATTCAGGCGTTAATGAGGTCAGGTATAGTATGCTCCCTGCTGACCTACCGAGATTTGGCGAGATTCACATTATGTATTATAAAAAACCACGGACTATTACTGCATTAAATCTTGATGAGCCCGAATTTGCAAGTATCTCTCACGAGGCTATTGTCTATTTTGCTTGTTCGGAGTTATTATCCGCAGACGGTTCACCGACAAGAGCAGGTGAGCATTATGGAAAAGCAAATGATATTATAGGGAACTTAAACGCTAAGGTAAAAGATATGGATGCTACAAAAAAACAGAGTCAGTTATGACATGGGCAGAGTTAACAGATAGAGTTGTTTTACAGTTTGGGACTAACCCACATAATAAAGCTATGGCTCGAAAGTTTCTTGAAGAGGCTGAGTCAGATATGGCTTTTTTTACAAAATGCTTAGTCAGGGATAGAAGTATAGTTATTAATAATATTGAGAAGTTTACCGCCTTACCATCTGATTTTATTGAACTAAAGTCTTCTGTTACATATGATGATAGGTCTTTAGAGTCTTACCGGCATCAGGAACCAAGAATGAAACGTGCCGGTGTAGAGCGTACAGGTAGTCCAAGATTTTATAGCATTACAAACGACCAAATAATTTTGGTTCCACATCCAACTTCTGATAGTGTTTTGAATTTTCAATATATAGCCAAACCACAACCTACACAAAAGGGTGTGTCGTATAGAAGGGTTGGGTATAAAGATTTAAGCAATGGTTTTTTTAAAGCAGGTACTAAAGTGCAGAATGCAGAGGGAACAACTGCAACTATAGTTCGTGATGCTAACGATATTAAGCGTGGTGAGTTACTATTAAAGGACTATTCCACTTCTGCTAATGTTATCACAAACAAGTCTTCAATAGGGATTAGTCAAATTAATGGTGTGACCGCAATAATCTTATTGAGTGTTCAGTATTTTGATATCACGGGTACTGTCACTTTTACAGATTCTGCTGATGCAACACAAACACTTACATATACGGGGAAATCTATTGGTTCATCATCATTAACAGGCGTATCCGGGTGGACAGGGGCAGGTCATTTATCATCAGGGACAATAGTCTCACAAACGAGCGCATTCCCACATGAGTTCGATGTTGGAGAGTCTTTGTATACCGTGGATGATGAATATGATTTACAGGTTGCAAGTTCACAGACACTCTCAGAACTGAGCATCACATGGGACAGTTTGGGCTTAGGGGCAAGGGCTACACTCACCACACCTGTAATTACACCTACTGATGGTGATTTATTGGAACCACAAATAGGTGATGCGTATCATTTGTACTTATGTGATTATGCTAAAGGATGTTTA